TAGAGCATTAACATTAAAAGATGGATCTGCAATTAATATAGATCCAGAAACAGCTCGGGTATTAGCAACATATATAGATGGCGGATTTTTAGATAAAGAAAATAAAGAAAAATTTGCTAAAAATTTATCAAAAAATAAAGTGCTATTTAATAAAATGTTAAGAATGGCTCAAAAAAGAATTTATGGCTAAAACTTTAGACGATTATATAGGAGAGATTACTACACTGGCAGAAGGCAAAGATAGGTCTATGCGTTGGTATAGAGATACGGTAAGAGATATAGTGCCTAGAACTATGAGTGAGGCCGCAACAGGAAGATTAATAAGAAGTGGTAATGTACAACCACGACCTACATATGGTGTAATGAATATTTATGGTTATGATCCTAAGGGACATATGAAATTAGAATATTACGATGTGTTCCCTTTGACTATACCCATAGAGATGTATAAGAATGGATTTTTAGGTCTCAATTTACATTATCTAGATGTTACTACTAGAATGAAACTGTTAGAGAGGTTGATGCCTATGACAGCAGAAGATAGAATACTTGGTTGGCGTAGGGTAACTAAATTTAAACAAGTCAAACCTTGTGTGAAAAAATATCTTGGGGCTTTTTGTAAAACAAATTTTAAACCTATAGTTACTGAAGAAGAAATGATCTTGGCTGCTCTTATGCCGTTACAACAGTTTAAGGGAGCAAGTAAACAGAAAGTTTGGTACGATAGTAGGAGAATGATAGCATAATGGCCTTACAAGAATTAACTAGATTCAGTGCTATGATGAGGAGAAGGGGTGCTTATGCTCGTATCCATGAGTATGATGTATCATTTGAAAACTTACCTGTACCATATCCAAAAAATCTAGAACATTTACATATACGTTGCGAATCCTTTTCATTACCGGGTGGTAACATATCAACTACTCCGGACAATATTCGTCTAGGACCTATAAGAGAACATGCTATAGGTATGACGTTTGGAACAGTAACTGGTGTATTTTTGTGTGATTCAGAATTGACAGAGAAACAGTTTTTTACGGATTGGCAGAGATATGCTATTGATGAAAAATGGGAGCCTAGATACTTTAATGATTATGCTAGTGCTTCGATAAAGGTTACCGTACACAACGATTCAGGAGAGAAAACTCACAGTGTAAAATTACTAAATTGTTTCCCAAAGACAGTTACACCCATGGCGTTAGCCTCGGCCGAAGAAGGTCTTTTACGGGTGTCTGTCGAATTTTCGTATTGGACATGGGAGAATAACTAAAACATATAATGGAGATATAATATGGCATTACCTAAAATTGCGTCACCGACGTATGACTTGACAGTACCTTCTAGTAAGGATACTTTAAAATATAGACCTTTTCTTGTTAAGGAGGAGAAACTATTACTACTGGCCAATGAGTCAGGAGAAGATACACAGATAATGGGTGCTGTAAAGCAAATCATTTCTAATTGTGTCTTTGAGAAATTAGATGTAGATGACTTGGCGTTATTCGATTTAGAGTATATCTTTTTACGAATACGTGCGAAGTCAGTCGGAGAGGTAGTAAATCTAAAACTACTTTGTCCAGACGATGAGGAAACTTATGTAGATGTATCAGTAAATCTTGATGAGGTAGCAGTTCAATTTAACGAGGAGCATGAAAACACTATCCAGTTGGATGACAAGATTAGTTTGATAATGCGATATCCACAGTTTAGTTTTGCACAAGAGTCTACTGAGGGGTCGGAAACTGAATACATTTTTAAGATGATAAAATCGTGTATAGGTACTATTATTGATGGGGACACTATTTACGAGAGGGCAGATTTTACAGATAAGGACTTGGATACTTTTATTGAGAGTTTAACGTCAGAGCATTTTCAAAAGATGCAGAAGTTTTTTGAGACTATGCCGAAACTACAGCACGAGGTGAAGTTTAAGAATCCGAATACAAAGAAACAACAGAAGGTGACATTGGAGGGCATGAATGCTTTTTTCGCTTAGCTCTCTCACATGATAATTTAGAAAATCATTTGAGGACTAATTTTGCGTTAATGCAACATCATAATTACAGTTTAACAGATATAGGTGATATGATGCCATGGGAGAGAGAGATTTACCTTACACTATTAGCACAGTTTATTGAAGAAGAAAATAAAAAAGCAGAGAAAAATAAATGAGCGATGAAAAACAAGTACTAGTTACAGAAAAAACTTATGAGGTAGATAAGGCAGATTTTCTGACTATACAAGGATTTGACCAGAGTAAGACATGGTATAATAAGACAGCAGGGTTTATGGACACTCTGCGTCTGATACCACGATTACTTATGATAGCCTATGGTGGTATATTTTGGATATCTACAAAATGGTTCATGGATCTACCTGACCCAACTAACGCACAGGCAGCGTTTATATCTACTATCGTAGGTGCCGGTGCCGCATGGTTTGGTTTGTATGTAGGCAGTGGACATAAACCAGCAGCGAGTAAAAAGTAAATGCAAATAGGTAAAGAATTAGAAGCAATGATGAAGTCTGCGGAAGCACTAAAAAGTGCTTCTAGTGATTTAAAAGAATCTTCTAAACAGATAACAGAGCAGGCCAAGATGTTTGGAGAGACTAGCTCTGAAATGAAAAAGGTTGTAAAGGGTTGGGGTAGTACTATTAAAAGTATGCTTGGTCCATTTGGCAATTTTGGTGAGGCTTTAGGTAAAGACTTGAAAAAGATGTTTACCAAAGATGAGAAGTCTGGTGCCGCTGCTAAAGAAGCTGCTAACGAGGCTAGACGTAGTGCAGTAAAACATGAAACCTTGATGGGAGCCATTGCTGCACATACTAAAACGACTGCTAGAAACACCAAGGATATGTTAAAGAATCTTGGGAAAAAGGCCATGGAGCTTGGTCTAAAAGGTCTGGGATTAACTGTTGCTGTTATAGCTGCTCCAGTTATAATGATTGTAAGTTTCTTCAAATCGTTGAGCGCTGAATTAGCATTTTTGAAAAGATTAATGGGGCCAAGAATGGCCAGGATGTTTGCACCCATTAAAAACTTAATAGCTTTCTTCGGTCGAATTGGTAGAGCGATAAGAAATATCATACCTGGTGGTGCTCGTGCTGGTCGTCTGATAGGTCGAACGATAGGACGTGTCAAGGGTGGCCTTAGACTTGTTATGGGATTCATTCGTAGTATAGGTGCTTCGATAAGAGGACTGATTACTCCTGTTATAAGAATGGCTCGTACTAGTACTGCGTTTATGCGAGGCTTTGCTCCAATAGCACGATTTGCTGCGGGCATGGGCAGAATATTAGGAAGACTATTCTTACCCATCACAATTATAATGTCTGTGTTTGATTTTGTTCGTGGCTTTATGAGAGGGTGGAAAGAAGATGGTATCATAGGAGCTATCCGAGAAGGTGTTGCTGAAGTATTCGGTACACTTGTAGGCTGGCCATTGAATATGTTGAAATCTGGTGTTGCTTGGATACTAGAAAAGTTTGGTTTTACAGAGCTTTCAACCAGTCTAGGTGAACTCGATTTTAAACAGATAGTGATGGACCTTGTTAGAATGCCTTACAATGCTTTACTGGCAATAATCGACTGGGCCTTTGAGTTATTCGATGACCCGGCTGCGGCAATGGCGAAGTTGTGGACTGGTATGTCAAATTTTGCCCAGATAGCAATAGATGCGATGAAAGCAGTATGGACATGGATAACAGATAAGTTATCTTTTGTTTCAGAAGGTATCGCTGGTGCATGGACTACTGTTACTGCTAAAGCAAAAGAGATATGGGATAAAGTACACACATGGTTTACAGGTTTATTTACTTGGGCCAGTGAGGGTATCGCTGGTACATGGACAGGCCTTGTAGGCTTTATAAAAGAAAAGTTTGATGGTGTAATATCATTCTTAACAGACCTGTTTACTTGGCCAGACAGTCCAATAGGATTTGCAACAAAACTTATAGACATTATACTACTGCCCTATAATTTGATTATCAACTTCTTGCGTGATATCTTTGGTTGGGGTGAAGATGAGGAAGGTAAGACAGAAGCATTTAGTCTAGGCACTTTCATTGTAGAAAAAATCTTGGCAGTGGTTACCTGGGTGAAGGAGAAATTTGCCTTTGCAGCAGATGCAGTCATAGAAGGTTGGACTGGACTCAAGACATTTATAGCAGATGGTGCTATAGCTGTTAAAGATTGGATAGTAGATAAGTTTACCTTCGGTGTCGATGCTGTAATAGAGGGTTGGACTGGTTTAAGCACCTTCATAAAGGATGCTGCTATTGCAGTCAAAGACTGGATCGTAGGTAAGTTTTCGTTTGCTTCTGATGCGGTCATAGCAGGATGGGGTGGACTATTAAGTTTTGTTACTAGTGCCGTTGGCAATATCAAAAACTTCTTCTGGCATGAGGATGGCAAGTCTGGTATATTACAATTTGAAAATCCTCTAGCAGATTTTTCGCCTATGGATTGGGTAACAAATGTACTTACAAAGATTAAAAACTTCTTTTGGCATCCTGATGGCAAGTCCGGAGTATTACAATTTGACTTATTGGGATCATTGCCTGACTTTGATATAGGTGGTATGTTTGAAGGTATAGGTGATATGTTTAGTATTGATAGTATACTTGGTGGTATTGGTAGAAAAATACAAGCAGTAGATCCTTGGCCCGGGCCCGATTTAGTTCAAGATGCTTTACTTAAAGTATTTGATCCCACAAAGGGCGTGAAAGCAGCTATGGGTGGTATGGTAAAAGCAGACCAATGGGCTATGGTTGGAGAAGAAGGACCTGAATTGGTTAAATTTTTCTAATGCTGCTCAGGTTATACCCAATCATGCACTAGGTCCTATGGCGGCCGGTCAAGGAACAACTGTTATAAACAACAACAATGTGGCACCCGTTACTACAAACACATCTACAGCAGTGAAGGTAGCAACAGCAATAGGAATATCTGACCCCTTTACTAATGTGCAGGTGGCGTATTAGTCAGGTCTGTCGGGTGTAGGTATTGTTGGTCCGGGTCTATCTGGGTTACTCTTATCGTACCATTGTAGATACACACTAAAATCTATTGTACCTATGGTGTAATCGTGTTTTCTAAAATGGCCATCACGAATAATAAGTAGTTTGACAACATCACCAGGCTTCAAAGTTTTCATAAGTTCTTTGAGGTCGCCAAGATAGTTTACTGGTTCACCATTTAAAGCGACAATGGTATCAAAGTTTCTAATGCCTTGTTTGTGTGCATAGTCATCATCTTCTACTTCAGCTACTATTAGTCCATATATGTTAGTGGGAAACTTTCTATCGGGATATGCAGCGACCATCTCAGAAAGGAAATATTCATTCATATTCCTCACGCCCATTTTCATAGCCGCATATTTTACTTCACCTGTTTCCAGTATTTGCTCAACAGCATTTGTGATAGTATCATAACGTACTGCATAAGCAACACCTGCCCACTGTCCTTTAGGGGCCAGTATATAAGTATTGATTCCCACAATTTCACCATCATTGTTGATGAGGGGTCCACCAGAGTTACCTCTGTTTATCTGTGCAGAGTGTTGTATAACATTAACGTAAGGTGTTATCTTCCCTGGACGCTCTAGATGATTGATAATACCTTTTGTTACTGACCACTGTAGTCCCATAGGATGACCAATAGCAACAACCTCTTCTGCTATTTCTAACTCTGTCCCTACTTCAAGATAGGTCAGAGGTTTCATTGTGTCAGTAATGTTTACTTGTAATAGAGCTAAATCAGCAACAGGGTCTATACCCACTATATCAGCGAGATAATAGTTAAGGTCTTCCCGGTCCCAGAAGAATATCTTTACATCTTCAGCTCTGTGTATAACATGATAGTTGGTAATAACAAGTCCATCGGAAGTTATAACGGCACCTGAGCCAAATCCACCTTCACTACCAGTTACAATAACCGTAGCATCACGGGCTTTCTTAACTGTTTCAGTAGAGATGGCGAAAGAGGTACAACTGAATACCAGTAATAATATAAACAAAAGTCTTTTCATATGTTACTATTTATAAACCCAGGTCATCCTCAGTTAATACTTGAAACTTCATATCGTGCTTATCGCAGTAAGCAGTAGCGTATTTCCATTTGGCCTGATTCTTACCCCATTCTCTAACAGCGTTATACCATGCCTTTGTTCTACGTTTGGGATTAGTCTTGGGTTGTTTCACTTGTGCCTTAGGCTTTATCTCCACAATAAACTTTTTCACACTATGGTCATGCTGTTTTACTTTCAGATAGAAGTCTGGAAAATACCTATGGCGTTTCCCATCTAATGGAGACTGATAGGGGATGACGATTTCTTCACTACCCCATTCTATAATGTTTTCGTTATTGTCACAATACACCATGAAACGCCTCTCCCACATAGAGCGGTAGATGATGTTTCTATGATTGCCCCTATACTTCTCAGGCTGTTTTGGATTAAACTTTCCTTTGTACGGTTTATACTTTTTCATTATAAATACTTATAACGAAATAACGAGGTATATAAATGGCTGAAGCTATTTTTCCAAGCAGTTACACTGCTGCTACTGGTCCAGGTGGTAGATACACATCTACAGGTAATTTACCTATGGTAGGATTTCATGCTATTAAGGTTCACGATGATAGTAACGTGGCAAGTTTAAAAACTACTGCGACAAACAAATGGGTATGGCTACCTATGCCCCCGGCCGGTGTGTCTACAAGTTATGAACAGGGTTGGGATAAGGCTGATGCTAGTGCTGCTGGATCTGCCGTATCACAACTGCTATCTAAACTGTTTGGTAAGGATCCCGAGTCTAAAGCACCTTCTGCTCCGGCTGCAGGTAACGAGGGCATACAAAGTTTTGATACTGTTGCTAATGCTGCTAAAATGTCTGCGATGGAAAAAATAAAGGGTAAGTTAGGTGCCGGCCAGGGTATTACTGGTCGTGTATTGGAACAAGCGTTTATATCTTACAGTGGACCTGGATATAGAAACCATGAGTTTTCTTTTTCGCTGAAGCCAGCGTCTGAGGCTGATACTGCTGAGGTAGATAAGATTGTGACATTTTTCAAGTTTCATTCAGCGCCGGAACTTATGGGTACTGGTGGGTTGATACGTCTTTATAAGGTTCCGCATCTGTTTAATATAAAGTTTATGCCCGACGATGGATTATTTGAGTTTATGCCATCTGCACTGACAAATATAGGAGTAACCTATGGTGGAGAGAAGTATAATGTATTCAGAGACACACAGAAACCTGTCCAAACAGATATCACACTATCGTTTAAAGAAATGCGGTTGCTTGATAACTCACACTTCGGTGACTTCTAATGGCATACTTCAAACACTTTCCCACTATAGACTATGACCCTTCTGGTGATAAGAATCATAAGGCGATTAAGGATATTCTAATCCGAGTCAAAATGAAAGATGCTGTGAAACAGAATAGAGCAGTATTCTCCAAGTATGATGTAAAGGAAGGCCAGCGTCCAGAAGATGTAGCATTTGAACAATATGGTAACCCACAATTTCATTGGATAGTATTGATGATGAATGATATGGTTAATCCATACTACGATTGGCCGATGGGACTGAGAGACCTAGAAAGATTCGTGGCAGGAAAATATACTGATGTGAATGCTGTGCATCATTATGAGATAGCACAGTCCTCTGGAGATACTAATACAAAGATTCATGTAGCTTCTGATACAGTAGGTGCTGAGGCTATAACTAACTATGAATATGAAGAAGCATTGAATGATGCAAAGAAACAAATACGATTACTGGATCCTGTTTACGTCAATCAAATAGCCAGTGAGTTTATTGATGAAGTAGTATCCTAATGGCACTATCCTATAACGTATTTACTGACCTGGATCAAACCTGTGCTCCTGCAGAAGGACAACGTCCAGGAAGATACCTACTGGAAGAAGCCATATTAGAATATGGTGGTGTGAAACATGGTATTTCTGGTTACACCAATGAGGTTGTTATATTCGAGGACATTGATAAGCCTGGTATAACTGGTTGGGTAGAGTTGATGGACGTGGATAATCTAATCAGTGCATATATTAAAGATGCCAGTCCAGCAGGGGGTCCACATACAATAGTAGGTCAAGAACTTCTATATTTGAAGTTTAAAACATGGGCCTCTGACTTCTCGGTGGACTTTATGGATCACCCCCTACATATTCACAAAATAGAAAATCTACGATTCTATGAGCCTGGTACAGGGGCAACTAGTACTACAGCAATTGAGTATCGTATACACTTCTGTGCTCCAGAGTTATTGAATAACGAGCGTGTGCGAGTGTCCCAGGCATACGAGGATACATACTCGGAGATAGTCAAGGACATAATGAAAACACATCTAAAGACAGCTAAAGATGTGTGGGTAGAAGATACCAAAGACATTGTAAAGGTTGTCTTCCCCAATATGCACCCATTCGATGCTATCCGAGCACTATGCACACAGGTCAAGAACAAAAAAGAATCTTTGCCCAACTATAACTTTTATGAAACAACCAAGGGGTATAGATTCAAAACGATGCACGCACAGGCTACCAAAGCAAGTGGTGGTCGTAGAGTTACTGGTGGTAATGATAGGCAGATGTATTACTCGATACCAGCTGGTGCCCTGGATGGTCCCTACATGAGGCATATGATTAGTCCTCTTTCTCATCAGTGGCTGAGAATAGGAGATACTTACCAAGAGATTAGAGCTGGTATGTTTGCTTCAAAGTCTATAGAGCACGACTCTTATCATAAGGTAGTCCATCATGGATCTGCTAGATACACCGATGACTTGCCTTCCAAGAAACACAAGTATACTAAAGACACACACATAATGCCTGGTGTTGCATATGTTCCAACAGGAGAGCACTTCCCACCTCAAGTGCCCTTACACAATATCCCTGTATGGCATGAGAGTAAACGATTTGATGAGTTTCCTGACAGTAGGATATTCTTCAAGAGTACTGGTGGTGTACAACGATTTCAAAAAGCAGGTGATAACGGTGTGGTGTCCCACGGCTCTTTAGGTGACCCAGACCAATTGACTAGAAATCTATATCAGATGCAACAGCGTCACGATAGGTATAGTTCAATACAACTGGAGGTGTGGGGTTTGTCTGGACTACAGGCAGGCGATTGTGTAAATCTAGATACACCTACTATGGGTGTGGATAAAACTAAACTGAATGACCAACGTTTCAGTGAGGACTACTATATAACTAAACTAGTGCATAGGGTGAATCTACGAAAGGACCAGGCAGAATATAAACAGACTCTGGTGATGAGTCCTAAGGGTCCGGGTAGGGGTCTACCGGGTAATGGTAACCTCACGGGTGGTGATCCCAAGACAGGCGAAATAGCACAATTCTTTAATAAGCAGGAACGATAATGTACGAATACAAATGTAAAGTTATAAAAGTTATTGACGGCGATACAGCTGATGTTGATATAGACCTAGGGTTTGGTGTGTGGTTGAGAAAGCAACGCATACGTTTTGCTGGTATTGATACACCTGAGAGTCGAACAAGGGATTTAGAAGAAAAAAAATATGGTAAAGCCGCTAAGGCGTATGTACAATCACATCTGCCAAAGGGAAGTACACAAACATTGATTACACAAAAGGATGGTAAAGGTAAGTTTGGCAGAATACTGGGATTCTTTGA